ACCCATGGGCCTGAAGGACAACTCGATCAACGATCTGATGGCCAAGATCCTCGCCGCCCAGGCGAAGAAGTAAGGCGCGGCCATGAACACCTTCAAGTCGGGCAGCGCCGTGGTGGTGTCCTTCAGCCTCGCGGCTGACGCCGGAGGTGTCCTGGCGCCCATCTCGCTGCGCTGGCGCGTCCTGGACGAGGAGGGCAACCTCGTCGCTCCCTGGGCCGCGCTCCCGCCGACCGCCGGCGCGGCGTCGGTCGAGATCCGTACCACCGAGCCGATGAACACCCTGGTCCCGCCACAGCTGCGCGGCATCCGCATTGTCGAGCTCGAAGTGGTCACGGCCGCGGGGATGGTCGTCCTCGAGCTCGCGCACCAGCTGGAATCGAGCCAACTGCTGGTGCCGGGCATCAACAGCTTCCAGACCTACTACCAGGCCGTGCTCGAGGCCCAGCTCTACACCGACGACACAATGGCCGGCTGGGTCAGCCAGGCCGAGCCGGCGACGCGCATCCGCGCGCTGTCCGAGGCCTTCGATCGCATTCGCATGATGCCCGTGGTGATCGATTGGGAGAGCGACCAGTCGATCATCCGCGACGTCTACAACGATCCGCCGCGACTGCGCGACCTGACCAGCGATCAGATCCTGCGCCTGGACAAGCGCTTGATGAAGGCGCTCAAGAAGGCGCAGCTGGTCGAGGCCAATTCGATCCTCGACGGCGACCCGGTGCGTCAGCTGCGGCACGGAGGCGTTGCCTCCATGACGGTGGGCGAGTCGAGTCAAACCTTCGGGCCTGGCCGCGCAGTCGACAACAACGGCGTGAGCGAATCGGCTGCGAAGATCCTCGCGCGCTGGGTGCGCGGGCGTGTACGGATCGGTCGCGCATGATCTACCCCACGCTGTGGGTCGAACTGCTCGACACGACCGCTCACGACCGCTTCGGGCAGCCCGTGCTCGCTCCAAAGGGGCGATTCAAGGTCTGCCCGGTGAAGCTGGTCTTTGGCGAGGCCGCGACGACCGTGCGCACCGACTCCTCGGGGTCACACGGCAGTGCCCAGGAGACCGTCGCGGACGTGGTGCTGCTCGCGCGGCCTAGCCAGGCGCTCAAGGTGAGCGACGTGCTGTCGGTCCTGGGTCACCGGGTGGTGGTGCGCCAGGTGCATCCGCGCTACACGGTGGCGGGCAAGCACGACCACAACGAAGTCCGCTGCGAAGGCTGGGTGTGACCCCATGCCGCTGCGCATCGACTTCAACCCGGGCCAGCTCGAGGCGAACGTTCGCCAGGTGGCAGAACGCGCCGTCAAGGGCATGCATCTCAAGGCCAAGCGGCGCGCCCTAAAGGTGCGCGACCTGGCGCGCGACTATGCGCCGGTGAAAAGCGGCCTGCTCGAGCGGAACATCGAGATGGCCACGTACAAGGAGGCGGGCCGCAACACCTACACCGTCTACATCGACCTCGATGCCGCGCGCTACAGCGGCAACGGGGAGCTGGGCGACTATGTCTGGCTGATGGAGGAGGAGCTGCGCCCCTACGGCTCCGGCAAATACAACCTCGGCATCGGCTCGCTGCTCAAGAAGGCCGCCACCGGCAAGCGCGTGGGCGGCCGCTTCCTGCGGCGCGCGGTCCAAGAGGGTGGCAAGGCCTTCATGGACGAAATGATCGCCGAGGTGCGTCGAGTCACAGGCGACGCCCGGCTGGCCACGATGAACTACCAACGCGATTCCCAGGAGGGCGACGAATGATGCTCAGCGCGATCGCCGATTGGCTGCAGCTCAAGGGCTGCGGCACCGTCGGCACCACCATCTTCGAGTACGAGATGCCCAGTGCTTGCAAGGACGGCATCCTGCTCATGGACAGCTACTACGGCACGCCGATCAACCACGAGATGCCCGGCTACCACGCCGCGGAATTCCGCGTGATCCTGCGCGCCACAGACCTGGTGCCGGGCCGAGAGCTGGCTGTGCGCGCGTCTGCCGCGCTGACCATCAAGACCGACGCCCCTTTTGGTGCCAAGTACATCGTCAAGCAGTCGCTGCCCGAGAACGAGCCGCGGGTCTATCGGCGCTCCAAGGGCGGCTACTGGGAATTCGAGGTCGACGTCCAGTGTGTCTGGGTCGACGCCTGATTTGCCTCGCCAGTGCTTCGGCCTTAAAATAAGTAACCACTGACTTACTTTCGAGTAATCCAACACCAGGGAATCACACAAAAATGGCTACCAGCACCAAGAACGTCAAGCTCGGCGTTTGCAAGATCTTCTTCGACTCCGTCGATCTGGGCCTGACCCAAGGCGGCGTCGAGGTCACCGTGACCACCGAGACCCATCGCGTCGAGGTCGACCAGTTCGGCAAGACCGCCATCAACGAGACCATCATGGGCCGCGCTCTGAGCGTGAAGGCCCCGCTGGCCGAGACGACCCTGCGCAACATGGTCGCGACGATGCCTGGCGCTTCGCTGGTCAGCGACGGCGCCAGCGCGCTGGGCGGCGTGACCTTCACCGCCGACCCGATCGCGACCAACGTCGTGACCCTGGCCGGCCAGGCATTCACCTTCCAGGCGACGAAGCCCAGCGCCATCGGCCAAGTGCAGGTCGGCGCGAACCGCGCCGCCTCGATCCAGAACCTGATCTATGCGATCAACCTGGCCGGTCTGCGCCAGGACCTGGGCGGCATCCGCGCTTCGCTGAACACGCAGGGCACCGGCATCAAGCTCGAGGTGATCGACCCCGGCACGGCCGGCAACGCCATCACCCTGGCCGTGACCGGCGCCACCATGACCGCCTCTGGCGCGACCTTCACCGGCGGCCTCAACGAAACGCGCGCGCGCGTGGAAGTGACCTCGGGCGTCGGCGTGGACCTGCTGTCGATCGCCAAGCCGCTGCGCCTGCACCCGTCGGGCAAGGCCGACAACGACTTCAGCGACGACTTCTACGTGTACCAGGCCGCCACCCCGGGCGCGCTGACCTACGCCTACAAGATCGACGCGGAGCGCGTCTACAACATCGAGTTCACGGGCTATCCGGACCCGGTGACCGGCAAGCTCTTCGCCGCGGGCGATCTGCTGGCCTAACGAGTAAGTCACCGATGACACACATCATCGGTGGCCTTTTCCCTCCATCAACCACTGGCCTCGGCCACTTATCCCAAGGGACCCCATGAAGATTTTGAACCTCGACCAGTACGCCGAAGTGAAGCGCCAAGTGACGCTCAAGGGCGTCAAACACGACGTGCAGGAGGTGTCGGTCCAGGACTTCGTCAACAACTACGCCGCAGCCGAGCAGCTCGAGAAGGACCATGCCGACGGCGTGCCTGTCGGCAAGGGCGTGGACATGTCGATCCTGGCCATCCTCGCTTCGGTGCCCACCCTGGACGAATCCACGATTCGCGCGCTGAAGATGCCCCAGATGTCGGCACTGCTGCAGTTCATCCGCGGCGAGCTGGACCCGGAGATCGTGAGCAAGTCGGCTGCGGGCAACCCCGGCGCAGACGCGCCCGAAGGCGACGCAGCACCGGAGGGCGCCGACGCAAAAAAAGCCTGATCGAGGAGATCGACCTCGGCTACCTGATCGCGCGCGTGTCGCGCGTGTATGGCCAGAGCTACCAGGAAACCATGGCCATGCCCATGCGTGCCTTCTGGCAGTTCAGCGGCTACTGCGATCGGGTGCTGACGGCCGAAAACATCGATCACCTCCAGTTGACCGTCACGGGCCAGGCCGGCGGTGAGGCAGCCGTCGAAGCCATGGACCGCATGGCCAAGGTCGCGCCCAACCCCGTGAAGTACAGCGCGCACGCCCACATCGTGGCAGCCGTGCGGGATGAGGAGGGATTCAACGCTTTGCGCGGCATGTCCTGACAGCCAGAACAACAACAGGGAAGAAGAACATGAGCGCGAATGGCGGGCAGATCGTCGTCGAGTTTGTCGTCGACAACAGCAATGGCCTGATTTCGATCAAGCAGTCGGGCATGGCGCTCAAGGAGCTCAAGAGCACCCTCGACGTCACCGCCAATTCGGTCAAGAAGCTCGAGCAGCACAATGACAGCCTGGGGCGCAAGTTCCGGGACATCGTGCTCACCATGGGCAACCTGCGATTCGTCGCGATGGACGTCAACGACGTCTTTCTGCGGCTGCCCATGGCCATCCTGCGCTCCGCGGGTGAGCTGGAAAAGATGCAGGTCCTCATGCAGGGCCTGTCAAAAGAGATCACGAAGGCCGGCCGCATCGCCGAAGGCCAGCGTGGTTTCGACTTCGTCACGACGATGGCGAAGAACGCCCCCTTCGAGCTGAAGGCGCTGGCAGACACCTTCGTCAAGTTCAAGACCGCCGGCATCGACCCCACCAACGGCTCAATGCAGGCGCTGGTCGACTCGGTCGCCAAGTTCGGCGGCACGGGCGAGACCCTCAAGCGCGCGTCGGTCGCCATCCAGCAGATGGCCGGCAAGGGCGTCGTCAGCATGGAAGAGCTGCGCCAGCAGCTGGGCGAAGCAGTGCCCACCGCAATGCAGGACATGGCCGACCAGATGGGCATGTCGATGGCTGAGCTGGCCAACGCCGTGTCCAAGGGCACGTTGGCCGCCGGCCCGGCCCTGGACAAGATGCTCCTGCGCATGAAGGTCAACAACGCCGGCGCCGCGCAGGAGATGATGCAGACCTGGGTAGGCTTGAGCGAGCGGCTGAAGACCGAGTTCTCCCTGATGGCGAAGACCATCGCGGATTCCGAGTTCGGCAAGGAAGCGGGCTCGGCCGTCAAGGAGCTGATCGCCGCCATGGGCACCGACGAAGCCAAGCGCTTCGCCGACAACATCGGGACCGAGCTCGGCGAGGCCGTGCGGCTGATCGTCAGCTTCATCAAGACCCTCATCGAATACCGCGGCGAGATCAAGCTCGCCGCAGAGGCGTGGATCGCCTACAAGGTCGCCACCAGCTTCTTCGCGCCCATGGTCCGCTCGATGACCGAGGGGTCGGGCAAGATCGCCGAAAGCTTCCGCAACCAGATCACCTCGGCTAATCAGGCCGCGGCCGCCCGCCAGGCGGCATCGCTGCGCGAGATCACCGCCTCCCGCGAGTCGGCGCTGGCCGCCGAGCGCGAATCGCTGGCCAAGATTGCCGCCAAAGAGCGCGAGGTCATCGCTCAAAGCCGCGCGATCGACGCCATGCTGGCCAAGCAGGCGGTGCTGAACACGGCGCTCGAGCGCGCTCGCCTGGCGCAGACCGTCCAGGTCACGATTCCGCCGCTGTCGGGGTTCCCAGGACTTGCCGGCCCCCAGGGCGCCGATCGTGAAGACGTGCGCAAGGCACAGAAGGACCTGACCGACCAGCTCGCGAAGCAGAACGTTGCAGCAACTGCTGCGCGCGCAGAGCTGAACGCGCTGGCCTACGCCCACAACGGGCTCGCCAACAACGTGGTCACGACCACGACGCAAATGCGCGCCCTGGAGGGCACGACCGTTGCGGCTACGACTGCGCAGCGAGCAATGGCCCTGGGCGCCAGCGCGCTGCGCGCTGGCCTGGCGCTGATCGGCGGCGGGGTCGGCCTGGTCACCATCGCCCTGGTCGCCGGCATCGCCATGTGGAGCAAGTGGGCCCGGGCGGCAGAGGAAGCCCAGGCACGCAAGCGTCGCGCCGAGAAGAAGCTGTCGACCGAAGACGACGTCAAGGAGACGGTGGCCCAGCTCGCCCAGGCGCAGAAGGAACTCGATGACGCCCGCAAAGCTCCGGTCCGCACCCAGTTCACCGACACTGAGCGTCGCGCTGCGCTGGGCGGCGCCGGCGCCAAAGGCTACAACGATGAAGCTGCCAAGATCAGGGCCATCACCGAAGCCTCTGATCGCGTCAAGGAGCTGGAAAAGATCCAGTCGATGCAGCGGCAGTCCCTTCGCGAGGCGAACGCTCGCGACGAAGCCGAAGGCATGCGCAAGCAGGCCGACACCATCC